GCCCCTAGGGGCGTGTGCTCATCGCTATCGCGATGGCTGTGCACTTTGTTACAATGGAGTGTACGCCGAAGATCTGACGTACGATTTGGTACGTTTGCCACTTGTAGGAGAGACATCATGGTCGCCCCCCGGGGTCCGAAGAACAGAAATTACAATATCCAGCTGCCGCACCAAACGTTGATGTATTACTATGGTGCGCCAAATGGATCTGTTCAACAGATTTCCAGGCAGGCGTCTCTGAGTGTCAATAACCCATATAGGGCGGCTAAACCGCCTGGGCTACGACCTCCTACAGCTCGAAGACTGATCGCAGAAAAGGTCGTATGCGGCTATCGGGATCGCACCAGAACATCGGGCGAGCCTGAACGCTTCGTGGGACCAGGTAATGCGGCATCCAACTCGTTGCGCAACCATTGGATCGGTCACACGACAACGATGGACTCAGTTAATGAGCAGCTTCGAACAGAAGCAATCCTGCAGGCCTTGTCAGCCGTAAAGGATCAAAAGTGGAACGCCGGCGTGATGATAGCAGAGTCACGCGGTGTAGCACAGATGGCGATGGACTTGATGAGTCTTGTCGCCCGCACGCGCACCCTGATTAAAAAGGGTGATTTTCGTGCGGCCTACCGTAACTTCAGAAAGGCTAAGCCCGATGTAATGAGCTACCCAGCCTGGAGACGGAAGCACTGGGCGGAAGTCCGCCACGTGCAGAGCGTTAGAAGAGCCAGTAAAATCCCGCAAGGGTGGCTCTACTACCACTTCGGCATCAAACCCACAATCAACGATATATCCGCCATGGTTGACGACTTCGCACGCCGAAAGGCTGAGATGGCGTTTGAGTATGGTGGGATCGCACGTGGGTATGCTAGACATACCATAAGGCAAAAGGGCAATCTGCAACTGTACAACTACTCCCCATGTGAGTACGGCGACTATGAACATCTGGTCGTCCGCTCTGTGAGGGTAGCTATAGGTGTAAGACCAAAGCCCAGCTTTATAGGTCGGCTGTCAACCCTCGGGATTACAAATCCTCCCGAAGCTCTCTACAACGGCATGCCGTTTAGTTGGCTACTTGATTATTTCACCTCTCTTGGTGATTGGTTGAGTGTTTTGGACAGCAATGTTGGTTTCATCTGGGACACGCACTGGACTGAAAGCTGGCGTACCATCTACCAGTCTAAGTTCACACCGCGTTCCGGGCCAGGCGTTTCATACAAATGGCCGGTTGCTCCCGACTACGCTACACGGAAAGATGTTAACCGAGTAGTTAGAGGTGACTTGTATGGACCAATGGGGTCGATCCTTCCCCAAATGAAAAGAAAAGGACCATCTGCCCAGCAGTATTCCAACCTGCTGTCGGTCGTGTCAACCCTCTTTCAAGGGACGATCAGGCCGTGAAACTTGCACCGCTGCCCGTTACTCGGGATGGAATGAACGAACTAAAGTTCAAGTGGTGTGTCGCGCGTAAATGTGAGGAAGTACCTCCGCTAGTTAAGGAAATTCTCGAAAGGGAACCCTGGCTACTTTACGTCTTTTCTTGTCCTGGCATCCTGCCAGGCAAGTAACGCTTCTTACCAGAGGTATAACATGGCCATTGGCAATATCGTCGTAAACGACGCCACCACCCCGACCCCGGTCGCTCACACCTTCGTCCCCGTCCAAGACGGATCGGAGGCTCGGTATGTGAACGAAGCGGGCGCGCAGACATTGAAGGGCCAGGAAACTCTCGGCCTCGATATCAAGCGTGCAGCGAGTGGTGGGACCAATAACACCGCACGTCTCACCATGTGGGATCCGACGGAGGTCGTTGCAACGGATGGTACCTACAGTGTCAAGTACGGGTCTTCGGCTGATGTGCGTTTCAACTTCGCACCTCAGTCGACCGCTCAAGAGCGGCTCAACCTCGTCACGATGACTCTCAACGCCTTGACGGCGAAGAAGTCTGACATTGCGGGTCTGATTGTCCAGCTCTAAGGAGCTGAGATGAACTATCGCCATTCCGGCAGGCCCTTACAGGCCATTCGCAACGCTGACGTGGTTTACATATCCACGTTTGTACGAGGAGCATTACAATGCTTGTCTCAACTCCTAGCCCTTACCGGGCTCATAGCAGTGGTACTTCTTTTGACCTTGAGTCGTACTTACGACGTGTCTTTACGAGCGTCGGGTACGTCCCGCGAGAAGGCTTCGAACTCGGAACGCCAGGCCCCCAGCACGGCACCGCAAGGTGTGGTGGTGGTACCTATCGGTTCGCAGTAGAGTACTTCGCGGAACAGGTCCTAAGTAAGTTGGATGACGGGAAACCGGAGACCAATGAACTGAAGACGAAGGCAGCCCTCGCAAAATTTCGCGAGGCGGAAGAGCTGTGTAAACAAACCAACCTACGCTTCGAAAGGTATTTCTACGGTCATCGTCCTGAAAATCAGGATGTCACACGCGTACTGTTACGCGCTCGTGAGAAAATTGGTCGTTTGTTAAACTCCTTAGATTGGCGAACGGTTGTGTCGGGCTTCACATTTACCAAGGGCGGTAGCGTTACGCTGCCCAGGGTGCGTGGGACTCCAATACACAAATACTCGACTACAGTCGAGACCACTGAGCAAGCTTTCAGCATCTTGAGGTCGGTATTCCCGACCATCCCGATATGGGGCCCCAATGGGCAAGACCCAGCGCACATGATCGTCGCTGGGAACAAGCTGACCTGTGTACCGAAAAACTTCAAGACTCACCGTATGATTGCTGGTGAACCAACTGGAAATATGTTTCTCCAGAAGGGACTTCATCAGGCGTTGCGCGACGTTCTGCGCACGGTGGGCATAGATCTTAGCAGCCAGGTACAAAACCAAGAATGGGCGCACTTTGGCTCAGTAACTGGACTGGTTGCAACAGTTGATATGTCTATGGCCTCCGATACAGTGGCGTATGCACTGGTTGAGTGGTTATTGAGTCTGTGTCCCGAAGTCTTCGCTTTACTTGATTCACTGCGAAGCGCAACGGGAGAGTTTGCTGGCGAGACGGTAACGTATCGCAAGTTCAGTAGCATGGGAAACGCCTGCACTTTTGAACTAGAAACCCTGATCTTTTGGGCGCTAGCCACGAGTGTGTGCGATGTCTTAGGCTCTGATTCGCGTTTCGTTAGTGTTTACGGCGATGATGTCGTGATCCCTAACCGGTGTGTACCGCTATTCTTCGATGTGCTGAAGGAATGCGGCTTTGTACCAAACGATGAGAAGTCCCACTGGGACAGACCAGACGAGGTTTACACTAACCGTTTCCGTGAGTCGTGCGGTAAGCATTACTTAAACGGAGAGGACGTTACTCCTGTGTATGTCAAGAAGGTACCCGATGGGCAGCTTGACCACTTCAAGTTAGTTAATAACTTGACGCGGTGGCTGCGCCGGATGGAAGACTTGAGCGATGCACCATGCCTTCGCAACGCGTGGGGTGTCGTTTCAGAGTTGCGGGCAGAGTATGCCCCGCCTTCTTGGCGACAACCTCGGATCCCTGATGGCTTTGGGGATGGTGCCTTTATCGGCACGTTTGACGAATGTACTCCTAAGACTCACAAGACAAAGAACCGTCTATGGGTTGAAGGATACTCAGTCGAAGTACTTACTGAGCGCTTTGATCAAGCAATCGGTGTTGATCTGCCGTCTGGTATTCCTCTTGTAAGGTATCGTGCGAAGAAAGGACGCAAGTCCGGCCTCTCGTGCATTGCTCTCAAAGGCAAGGCCTTGAAAGATGCTAAGAAACAGGTTAGCGGTGTCACGCTTAAAGGCTTTGTTCTCGCCAGTCTTGAGCGATTGGAGAGACAAGGTCCGGCATGGCCCGAGTACACGCGTAGATTGTCACCCCGTACTATTGCCTTTTGGGCTGGGGAACGCGACCTACCGACCGAGGGAGCGGGGATAGTAATATCATCCTCGCGCCAGGTTTCTACCACAAATCTCACAATACCCCGTGAGGCTAATTGGTAGTGCACTTGTAATATTGGAC